CCTTCTTGAGCCGGGTGTAGATCGCCTCTTTGGCCGCATCCACACCCACGATGAACAGGTTGACCTTGCCCTTGTTGGCGCGGCTGGGGCGCTTGGGCCAGATCGGGCGTTTGCCAGCGCCGCCCTTAATAGCCCAGATGCGCTTGCGCTCGCGGCCCTTACAAAAGGCGTAGGCCGCCAGCGTGTGGTGGCCGCCGGTGTCTAAGCAGGCGGCCTCGATGATCAAGCCGCTGGCCAGTGTCTCGTGCTCGAAGCGGCTGCCCAAGTAGGCCTCGAGCTGCGCCCAAGTGTCGGGCGACGACGGGTCGCCCCAGAGCACCTTGTAGTCCACCGACCACGATTCTTCATCCCGGCCCCAGCCCACCACCTCCAGCTCCAGCCGGTCGTCCTGCACGTCGATGCCGCAGGTGAGCAGCGCCACCTCGGCCGGCACGGCTGGCCCGTAGGTTTCGCGGCGCTCCATCAGGCCCTCAGCGTCCAAGGTCTCGCCCTCGCAGTCTTCCCAGGTCTCGGCCAGCTTGGTGTTGACCCAGACCTTGAGCCGCACCGGGTCGTCCTTGGCGGCGTGGTGCTCTTGCGCGATCTCGCCCCAGCTCAGCCACGGCGAGTACAGGCTCGAGAGGTGAAAGCCCAGCGTCTTGCCATCGCCCTCGGCCGTGGCCGTCCAGCGGCCTTGGGCCAGCAGCGCGGGCTTGCGGTACTCTGGGTGCGCGCCATCGCAGTGCGGGCAGTGCCAAGCGGCGTCGGCCATCTGCCCCTTGGGCCAGCGGATGTTGCGCCAATGCACCTGCGCGTACTCGCCGCAGTGGTCGCAGGGCAGTTCGTGCACCTGTTGATTGCTCTCGAGGTAGGCCGCTTCGATGCGCGAGTGCCCCTTCTGGGTGGGCGTGGAGCACAGATAGACCTTGCGGTTGGCAAAGGTGGCTGCACGCTGCACCGCCAGCGCCACCGGGTCGCCCTCGCCGTCGGCGTCGCCCGGGTAGCCGTCCACCTCGTCGAGGAACAGGTAGCGCACGGGCATCGAGCGCAGGCCCACCGCGCTGTTGGCCCCGGTCATGACCAGCACGCCGCCGGGGAACTCCTTCATCAGCTGGGTGTTGCCACTGTCGCGCGCCCTTGGGTCTTTGACGCGGCTGGCCAGATCGGGGCAGGCCTCGATCAGCGCATCCACGCGCTGCTTGGAGACGCGCTTAGCGCCCTCCACGGTGGGCTGCACCAGCAGCATCGGCCCGGGCGTGTGGTGGATGACGTAGCCCAGCCAGTTGAGCCCAGCCTCGGTCTTGCCGATCTGCGCCCCGGCCATCAGCACCACGCGCTCGGCGCGCACCGTGACCGACAGCGCCTCCATCACCGCCTTGAGGTAGGGCGTGCGGCTGGTTGACCAGCGCCCCGGCTCAGCCGATGACACCGACGAGAGCACCCGGTGGCGCTCGGCCCACTCGTGCACGCTCAGGATCGGATCGGGTGCCAGCCCCAGCTTCCAAGCCGCCATGACGATGCGCTCGGCGCTGCCTTCAGCGGTGTTGATCACGCGCCACTCCGATCAATATAAATAAGCAGAATCAACGAACTGCGCTTGACTGTCGGTGCTTGTAGAGCGTAAATAGAGGCATCGCAAACAAGCAACCACCGAAAGCAGCAAATGAACACCACCAGCGAATTTCAAGCCCACTACGCCAAAACCAATGGCCGTGATGCGCTTGCCAACGCCCGCGCCACGATGCAACGTGCATTGGAAGAACTCGACCGCTACATCGCCCGCTACGACGAAGCCGAGCAGATGAAAGACAAGGCCAACGTCCTCAACTGGACGCTGAGCCATCTGGCCACCTACGTGCCCAACAACGTGCGCCTAGACCTGATCGCCAGCGCCCAGGCGGAACTGGTGCGCGCCGACACGATGGCCGAATAAGGGGCTTCGGGGCCAAGCGCAAAAAGATCGATAAGGCGCTTGACTTCAATCGCCAGCAGAGCGTTCATAGAGGCATCGCAAACAAGCACCCTCAAGCACACCAACCCAACCCAACCCAACCTAGGAGCAACACCATGTCCACATCAAGCACCCGCATCACAGCTTCGCAGCATTCCGTGCTGTGCGTCGCCATCCAAAACAACGGCGGCAAGATCGTCCGGTTTCCCGAGCACATCAAAGGCGGCGCGCGCCAGAAGGTGCTCGAGGGTCTGGCCAAGCGCGACATGATCGTTTCGGACGGCAGCGACTGGTTTGTCGCCACCGCTGGCTACGAGGCCTTGGGCTGCACCCAGCCGGCGCAGGCTGCATTGGCGGCAGACCCGGAGATCGAAGCCGCTGTGACGGCTGCAGAGGCCACCTGGACGGCAGCGGTGCAGGACGGCACCGGGCCCAAGCCGCGCCGCCCGAGCAAGCAGGCGCTGGTGATCGAGCTGCTGCAGCGCCCGCAGGGCGTCACCATCGCGCAGGTCTGCGCGGCCACCGGCTGGCTGGCGCACACGGTGCGCGGCAGTTTTGCCGGTGCCCTCAAGAAAAAGTTGGGCCTAAACATCGTCTCGGACAAGACCCAAGGCGGCGAGCGCACCTACCGCATCGCTTGATGCGGCTGGCAAAAAAGATTGCAAAAAAGATCGAAGTCGAGCACAAAACGCTTGACTTCAATCGCCAGCAGAGCGTTCATAGAGGCATCGCAAACAAGCAACCACCTGGAGCAGCAAATGAACACCACCAGCCAAAACCCAGCCACACAAAACGAAGCCTGGGGCTTTTACGGCAGCATGGACGAGCAGGCACAGGCCGCTTGGCCGCTGGCCCTGAGCGCGATCTCGGGTGCCACCGGCCTGTCGCTCGATGCAGCACGCGTCTTCCTCGACAGCCGCCACGGACGCCACTTTGCCGACGACGTGCAAAACGCACTGGACGGCGGCGCCAAGCTGGACAGCGCGATTGAGCAAGCCACACAACGTTGGATGGGCTGGTCAATCGGCAAACAGACCAGCAAAGACTACGGCATCCCCAAGGGTCTGCCCTACTTGACTGGCTTTGTGGCCTTGTGCGAGATCAACGAAGAGCTGGCAGCCTGATGAGATCGCCCGCAGCTGAGCGCGAGCAGGCGCTGCGTTGGCTGATCGCCAACCGGCGTCCAGACGTCTGCATCGAGCAGGCTGCGCGCATGATGTGCACGATGCTGCCGCGCGATCTGGCCACGATGCAAGTCGTGCAGCGCATCGTCGAGGAAGAGAAAGCCAAGCAAACCGCAGCCAAGTTCAACTGGCGCACGCATCCAAGTCCGCTGTCTCACGGATAGCTTCAACTGGGTGGCCACCGCCACGCCGTAGCCCACCAGCACGTTGAGCACGGCCTCGAGCAGCGACATCCAGCGCGACTGCTTCACGGCGCATCCTCGGCATAAGTGTCAACCAAGGTGTCAACCGCAACGTCTGCCAGTGCGCCCCACTGGGTCGCCATCGCTTCTGCCACTCCCAAATATGTAGTGCTTCTGAGCTTCCAGCGGTCGTCCGTCGGCGGCAGTCGGTGTACTCGATGTGCGCGCCCTTCGACGACGTTTGTTGGTGTCAGTTTCGGCAGGTTTTTTAGCCAAAGGCAGGTTTTTTTGGTCTCGCCGTGGCCGAACATCCAAGGCTGAATGATCTGATCTGGCCGTCGCCAGACCGTTGAGAGGATGCAGACCGGGTTTTCGATGGCGATTCGCCCAATGTCTGCCTTGGCTAGCATCAAGGCAAATGATGCTGCTGCCTGTTGCAGCCCGGACAGCCTTTTGTCGGGGAAGTGCCGCGCGCCGCTGACCGCAAGGTGCGTGCATGGCGGATGCGCCACCATCAAGTCCCAGGGGTAGTCCAGCAAGTCGCGGACGTCGCCCTGATAGTGCGGGCCGGCGGCTTGCGTCGGCAGCAGGTCGCAGCTCAGCGCATCGTGACCCGCCTTGATGAAAGCGTCCCGCACCACGCCTGAGAACTCGCACGCCACCAACACCCTCATGACCCAAGCGCCTCTGCATCTGTTTGATCGTCAACCGCCGCATCAGCCCCAACCAGATCATCAAACAGCGCGCCATCGGCCTCGCGCGTCGCCTGCTTGCCAGCAAAGGATTCCCAGCGGCGCACAATCACATCAACGTACTTGGGATCGAGCTCGATCAGCCGCGCTTGGCGGCCCGACTTCTCGGCGGCGATCAGCGTCGTGCCCGAGCCACCAAAGGGATCGAGCACCACGTCGCCGGGCAGGCTGGAGTTGCGAATGGCGCGCTCGACCAGCTCCACCGGCTTCATCGTCGGGTGCAAGTCGTTCTTGTGCGGCTTCTTGATGTTCCACACATCGCTCTGGTTGCGGTCGCCGCACCAGTGGCGCTCAGCGCCCTCGGGCCAGCCGTAGAGGATCGGCTCGTACTGGCGCTGGTAGTCCGAGCGCCCGAGCGTGAAGGTGTGCTTGGCCCAGATGATGAAGGTTGACCACTTGCCGCCGGCAGCGCGGAAGGCCGCCTGCAGCGCATCGAGCTCGCTCGAGGACATGGCCACGTAGATGCCGCCCTTGCAGTGCGCCACGGTGGGCGTGAGTGCTGCCAGCAGGAAGTCGTAGAAGCCTGCGCCCAAGTTGTCGTTGAGGATCGGGCGATCCTTGCCGCGCAGTTTGTCCTTGGCGCTGTTGGCGTAGTCCACGTTGTAGGGTGGATCGGTGAACACCATGTGCGCTTGGCCGCCGGCCATGAGCAGGGTGAAGCTGGCAGCGTCGGTGCTGTCGCCACACAGCAGCCGGTGCTTGCCCATGAGCCAGACGTCGCCGGGCTTGGACACTGGCGTCAGCGGCACCTCGGGCGCTTCGTCCTCGTCGCTCTGGCCCTCGTTGGTTGGCTCCTCGCCGGCCATGAGCTCCAGCAGCTCGTCGTCGTCAAAGCCGGTGAGCGCCAGATCGAAGTTGGCGTCTTGCAGCTCGGCCAGCTCCACGCGCAGCAACTCTTCGTCCCAGCCGGCGTTCTCGGCGATGCGGTTGTCGGCGATCACCAGCGCCCGGCGTTGGGTTGGCGTGAGGTGGTCGAGCACGACCACGGGCACGGTGGCCAAGCCCAGCTTGCGCGACGCTGCCAAGCGCCCGTGCCCAGCGATGATGATGCCGTCGCCCCCAGCAAGGATCGGGCTTGTAAAGCCAAATTCGGCAATCGATGCGGCGATCTGGGCGATCTGCGCGTCCGAGTGGGTGCGCGCGTTACGGATGTAGGGCAGCAGGCGCTCGATGGGCCAGTGCTCCAGTTTGTCAGCGAGCCAGGCTTGCATCGGGGTGCTCCAATCGCTCTTGCTCGAGCTCGTCAAAGGTCTGGCCGGTGGCGACGAGCGTCACCGGGATGTCGGGGTGGTGGTTCCGAAAGCGCTTGATGGCCACGTCCACGTACTGCGGCGCGATCTCGACGCTGCGGCCGATGCGTTTGGTGCGCTGTGCGGCCAGCAGCGTGGTGCCGCTGCCGTTGAAGGGCTCGAACACGGTCTGGCCTTCGTCGGTGTAGCTCAGCAAGATGTGCTCGGGCAGCGCCACCGGGAACACGGCTGGGTGACTGATGTCCATGCCGATGGCACCAGTATGGCGGTTGATGCGGATCACGGCGTCGGGCATGCGGAAGTCTTGGACGGGCTGGCCGATGCCGTTCCACTCGCGCAACTGACCGTCCTTTTGCCGAAACCCGGATCTGTCGTTTGGGCTCTTCATTTGCCCAGCGGTCTTGCAGGGCACGATCTTGTGGGGCTTGCGGCTTTGGCGGTTGAAGTGGAACACGAACTCGAAGCACGGCGCTAGGCGGCCCGCCCAATCGCCGGGCAGGCCGGCGCCTTGATCCCAGACGTACCAGCCGAAGCGCCGCCAGCCTTGCTGGCGCATCCAGTCGAGCCAGCCGCTCCAGTAGGGCAGCCACTCGTTGTCGCGGTGGATGAGGCCAAGGTTGACCAGCACCTGAGCGTCGGCGGCCATGGGCAGGTGGGCGAACACGCCGCGCATCAGCACGTCCCAATCGCCGATGCCGCCGCTGGCGTAGTCGCGCTGGCTGCCGTAGGGTGGGCTGGTGAAGCACAGGCTGGCGGCTTCACCTTGCATCAGCGCGGCAATCACGGCCGGGTCGGTGGCGTCGCCGCAGATCAAGCGGTGCGCGCCGATCTGCCAGACGTCGCCTGTGCGGCTGACAGCGCGCTGCGGCACTTCGGGCAGCTGTTCGTCGCCCTCTTCGGTGCCTTCGTCGCCAGTTTCGTCGCCCGTTTCCTCGCCCTCTTCGGCCGCAGGGCCCAGCAACTCGGCCAGTTCGGCGTCGTCAAAGCCAGTCAGGGCCAGATCGAAGCCGACGTTTTGCAGTTCGGCCAGTTCGGCGGCCAGCAGTTCCTCGTCCCAGCCAGCTTGCAGCGCCAGTTGGTTGTCGGCCAAGATGTAGGCGCGGCGCTGGGTCTCGCTCAGGTGGTCGAGCACGACCACGGGCACGGCCTCGAGCGCGAGCTTCTTGGCGGCGGCCAAGCGTCCGTGCCCGGCCATGATGTCGCCAGTGCCCGAGACCAGAAGTGGCGAAGTAAAGCCAAATTCGACGATGCTGGCGGCGATCTGCGCCACTTGGGCGTCCGAATGCGTGCGCGCGTTCTTGGCGTAGGGCTTGAGGCGCTCCAGCGGCCACAGTTCGATGCGGTTGGCCATGGCTGGTGTGAAGGTCATCGGGTCAGTTCCTCTAGGGCTTCGCGGATTGCGGCTTGCAGCAGCTCTTCGACGGCGCGCTGGTCGGGCTGTGCCACCACCGCCGCCACGATCTGGGGCGCGACCTTGCGCGGGATTTGTTGGATGCGCTCGCGCAGCGTGCGCGCCAGGTTGAAGTTGGCCACCTTGACCTCGTCGGCGTTGATCTGCTTGCCGGTGCGCTCTTCAAAGTCGAGCTTGGCCAGGCGCGCGGCGTAGGCTTCGCGGATGGCGCGGCTGGTCAGGTAGTCCGGTGCGCCAGATCGGGGCTCTTGGGCCGGCGACGCTTGCGTTGAACGTGCAGAAGTCGGGGTGGAAACCGGCGTGGAAACCGGCGTGGAAACCTTGGCAAGCTTTGGGCCGGTTTCCACCTGGGTTTCCACTCGGGTTTCCACTTTGCTGGCGCTGCCAGCGTGCAGGCTTTGCGAGGGCAGCGTGTTGCGCTCCCACTGCGCGTCGGCTTGCGCTGCGTCGATGCTGCCGTCGGCTTTTAGGCTGATGCGCCCAGTCTTGATCGCCTTGGCGACCGCAGTGTGGCTGACGCCGCGGCGTTGGGCGTAGGCCCGGATGGACAGTCCCATCGCATTCCTCCGGGCTGCTGTGGCGCGCGATTTAGCTCGATTTTTGGCCGAATCGGCGGCGCGCGCTGGGTGGAAACTGGAAACCTCCCAAGGTGGAAACTGGCAACCTATTTTTTGCGCTGGCGCTAGGCAAGCGCCGGGCCTGTTGCGACCTGCGCTTTTTGAATGGCCCGGGAGGCCCCGTTTTTTGCCCGCAGCGGCCCCACGCCGCCCCCGTGTGGCGCTTTCGTCGCGGCTTCGACCGTGGGTGGCCTCATGCCGAAAGAATGGCACACGGGGGCTTTGTGCGGGTCTGATGAAGCTGGCTGGTTCACGCTCATGCTCTTGTCAACTCCTCGTGCAGCGCCCGCTGCATCTGGCGTTGGTACTCGCTCAGCGCCACGCTGCGCACGGTGTCGGTCATGCCAAAGCGCGCCTGCACCTTGTGCTCGCGGCGCAGCAGATACAGCCCGACGATGCGCTCTGCGCCTTGGCGCTTGAACACCGTGCCGTCGCGGTAGAACACTGCGCTTTGGCGCAGCAGGCGCGCTGGCCTTTGGGTCTTGGGGATGACCTTGGTCTGGGCGATCTGGGCCATGGGCCCGAGTGGAATCGAGATCTTGCCGCGCTTGGTGCCGCCGCTTTCTTGCAGCGCCATGAACCAGTCGCGCGACCAGACCGTGGCCGTGAGGGTGCTGGTCGTGGCCGGCGTCATGCCGATGCCCCGGCTGACCCACGGGCGGCGCAGGGTGAAGCGATCGGGCAGCGATGCGCGCACGGCGTCGCGGGCATCGAAGGCGGTGCGGGTCAAGGCCTTGGCTGCGGCCTTGGGTACGTGCTGCTGCGCCAGCCTGGACAGGTAGGAAGTGGCCTGCTGCACTTCGGCGCTGAGGTCAAGCTTGAGCATCGGCGGCTTTGCGGCGGCGCGGCTGGCTGGGGGCTTCGGCCGGGGCTTCGGCGTGCGCAGCGCTGGTTGCGGGCTCGGCGGCCTCAGCGGGCTTGATCAAGATGCCGGCTTGGTTTTGCAAGAGCTGCCCGGCGCTGGCTGCGTCGAGATCGACTGTCAGTCCGGGGACGAGCGCGCGCGTGCCGCTGGCATCGCAAAGCACCATGGGGCGGGTGATGAGGATTTGCATGGCTCTAGGTCTCCAAGGCTGGGCGGCGGCGGTGTGGCTGGGCCAGAAACTGGGCCAGAAACGACAGCGCCCACCGGGGAGTGGGCGCGGTGGGCGCGGTGGGCGCGATGCTTGTGGGGGCTGTGCGGTGGATGCTCAGAGCAGCGTCTAGGCTTGCTTGCGGGGAGTGCAAGCAGCTTCAGCTTGACCCGTGGCAGCCCGATAGAAGCTCAGCACCTTTGGCGGCGTCAGCCGCGAATCCTCCAGCCCCTTGCAGATGCGCGCAAATACCGCTGAATCCATCGGATCTTGCGCCACCAGCTTGCCGCTCTTCACGCCGCGCAGCACCTTGTCGGCCTCTTCGATGCGCGCTTTTTGGTAGAGCACGAAACTTTGCCTGGTCACGAACGGGTGATCGCCCGGATAGAGGATGCAGCTCGGATCGTAGGGCAGCCCGGGTTTGATGCTTGAGAGCGAGACCATCAGCAAGGCCTTGACTCCAGCGCCGGCATCGGCAGGGTCTGTGAGCACGACGAACAAGTGCTTTCGGTTGGGTTCGCTCTGTGGCCCAGACGGAACCAGCAAAGTCGCCCGCTTGAGCGGGATGAACAGGCTCATAAAGGCTCAAAGAGCCGCGAAGAGCCCATCGACCTCGCGCTCTGCTTGGTTTTGCGCTGCGAGTTCTTGGGCGGCCGCCGCATCAAAACCCAGCGCCAAAGCCAAGCGCTCAAACGGAATCGGGTTCGATGAGCCCAAGGGGTCTTGCCACTCGGGGCAGTGGCTGTGTGTCCAGTCTCGAAGCTCCCACTTGCCCATCGCACCAAAGCGCTGCCATACGCCGCGCAACACCTCGAGCTCGGCCGGCGCCAGTTCATCCAAGCGCTCTGCTTGCAGCGGCTGGCGCAGCGCGAGTTCGTGGTTTTCTTTATCGCCGATCCACTCTTCCCAGCCTCCGGGCCCCGACTCCGTGTCGCCATCCATCAGGTTGAGCGTCAGCGACAAGACCGGGCCGTGAGGCATCGAGACCATCCGATCCCCTGTCATCGCAAAACCGAAGTGGCGCACCGCTTCGCGATCAGCCAAGTACAAGAGCTTCATCAGCTTGAGGTGCGCCATCCGGCCTTCTGCGGTTTGCCCCAGAAAAAAAGCGGCCATTTGCGCTGCCTTGCGCTCGTTGTACATCTGCATCGACTCCGTGTGTCCTTGAACCTTGAGCTGCGCATTATGCGCCCGTAAGCGCTCGCTTTGCTTGGGCGCTCTTTGCCTAGGCGCAGCTATCAGCAGTACGGGTTTACTGTAGCTTGTGGCATGCCGGCGTTCAAGTGGGTTTTGCTGCGGGCGGGTGGTTTTTTTCGATATGAGCAAGAGTGAGGCTGCCTCGTTCAGTGGCCATTGGCCTTGCCGGGCAGCGGCCGGGCGAAGGCTTGGCGCGCAGACTCGGCCAGCGAGGCCAACTCGCAGCGGCGTTTTTCGGTCAAGGTGACACCGCCGACGGCCTTCAACAAGGCTCGGCTGGCTTCAACACCCAACTTCGGGGTCGCTTTGAATGCTGGGCGCTTGGACATACCAGTGCGCTCGCGAACAGGCTCGTGATCCATAGCAGGCCTCAAGCTATCGCCGTCAGGCCTTTTTTCTGGATCACGGTCAGCAGGCGCAAGGCGGCGCCACCGGGCTTTTTCACGCCCCTCTCCCAGTCCGAGACCAGGTTTTTTGAGACGTTGAGGTAACGCGCAAACACCGGCTGCGAGATGTGCTCGCGGGCGCGGATTTGTTTGATTTCTTCGGGTGCCAGCACTTGCACGGGCGTCAGGCAGGCCTCATCAAACTCGCGCATCGTCTGCTTGTCGACGGCGCCGATCTCGTGCAAAGCCTCCATGGTCTCGTGGATCGCGGCCAAGGCATCGCTGCGGTATTTCTTAGGCATCTTTGACTAACTCCTCAAACTGGCCGCTGTCGATCAGGCGCTGCAGCGGCTCGTCAGCAAGCGCCAGCACGTGTTTGGCCATCTTTTTGAATTGCAGCGCCTCGTCGGCACCGATGTTGCCCTGCACGCTCTTGGGAAAGCCAAACACGAAGAACGCCCGGTCGGCCTTGCAGTACAAGACGATGCTGCGGTAGCCCTTGGCTTTGCCGCCGCCCACGCGGGCTATGCGCTGCTTGATCACGCCACCGCCCAGATCGGCATCGATCAGCCCTTGCTCGGCTCGGTCAACCGCATCCCAGAGCGCATCGGCTGCGATGCCCTCTTTGCGTGCAAAGCGCGCAAACCATGCGTTCAGGTAAACCCTCAAGACTCAGCACCTTATGCGACGAAGCTGAAATGTATCACACTTTGCGTGACGCTTGACCGCAACGCTTAAAGATCGGTCGCCGACACGATCCGTGCCCAAGAAAATGAAAACCCACCCGTAGGTCTTTCGACGAAGAGGGGTGGGCCGTGTTGAAACGGATTGTGCCTCAGTCGCGCTGTCATGTCAAACCAAAGCCGATCAGTCAGCCGACGCTGCGCGGGGGCGGCCTCCCCTCGAAACGGGGCTGCGCTCATGTCCATAGTACCGCGCCAGCACGCCCAGCGCAGCGATGAGGATGCCTTTGCCCTCCTCCCGCGACATGGCCTTGCCACTCCAGCCCAAGCGCAGCGCCCACTCCCGGATCGAGAGCCCCAGCCCGGCCACGAACCACAGCGCCGCACCACCTGGGCTGGCGCTGCCGCCTACGGCTTCGAGCGCATCGCGCACCGCTCGGGCAGCGCCGGCGTTGCGCTCGATCATCATCTGCCCGGGCGCTGTTGCGCCAGGCACGCCATCGAGCCTGGGGCTGGCCACGCCGCTGGCAAAGGCGCGGGCGAAGTCCTGCGAGAACTGCTGCCCGGCGTCGTGCATGGCGGCGCTGATGCTGCCGCTTCTGAGCATCAGCGCCAGCGTGTCCACGGTGCGGTAGTGCTCCACGGGCCGCTGCGCGTCGTCTTGCTCGCGCACGTAGCGGATCACGCTGCCGTCGGGGCGGCTGTGCTCGAGGCCTAGGCGCGGCTTGTGGGCGGCGGCGGCGCGGGCGCGTTGGGTCTTTTTGGTCATGGCTGGCCCTGTCCAGGTTGGGCCAAGGTGGCCAAGGCGCCGTCTTGGGCGCGCTGCAGCGTGACGCTTTGGGCCGTGCTGGCCAGCACTGTCCAGGTCTGGCCATCGCCTCGGTCGATGACTTCGCCCTCGGCCCACGGTATGCCCTTGGCGGTGGCGCTGCTGCGCGCACCGTAGAGCCGGGTGGCGATGCCGGCTAGGTGTGCGCGCTCCCACGCGTTGTGGATCTCGTCGAGTGGCAGCACGACCACGCCTTGCCGGTGCCAGGCAGCGGCGCGCAGGGCGCGCAGTTCGTCGCTGCTGGCCGGTGATGCTGGCGCCAGACGCCCGAGGGCGCAGGGGATGGAGGCGGTGTTTGTTCTCATGCCTGCACCCCTTGGGCCAGCGCCCAGTCCAGCAGCGCCAGCGCATCGGCGTGGTTGTCGTCGAGCGGATCAAAGCCGCGCGCCTTGGCCGCAGCGACCATCTCGGCCTTGGCGGCGTTGCCCTTGCCAGTGGCGTGCTTCTTGATCGTGCCCACGGGCACACCCTGGTACGCAATCTGGTGGTGCTCGCACCAGGCCGTCAGGTGGGCCATGAAGCCGCCGTAGGCGTGCGCGGCATCGACACCCGCGTGTTTGCGCACTTCCTCGAACACCACCCAGTCGAGCCCGTCAGCACACTGCTTGATGTCGGTCAGCCAGCGCTTAAAGCGCAGGTATCTCATGCCGCCACCCTCAAAGCGCTGCGGCTTGAAGGATTCGCTGCCGCCGCTGATGAGCCCGTCGCGGCTGGCCACTGCCCAGCCGGTGGTGGTGCCCAGATCTAGGGCCAAGATCGTTGTCTTCATATTCGTCAGTCCTGTGTTTTGGGCGGTCTGACGGATCGGACAGGGTTGCCGGTTAACCTCTACACGCGTGCGCGTGTAGGCGTAAATCAGTGAATCTGTCCGATCCGTCAGAGCCGCATCGATTCATGGTTTCGGTCAGTTGTCGGCGTAGGGGATGAAGCGGTCTTTCGGGGTCTCCTTGAGGCCCACCCCCTGGAATCCCCGCAGCCCCATGCCGTTGCGCCACTTCTCCAAGCCTCGGGTGAGCAGCAAATCGGCGAAGCGCTTTTGCGAGCCCACAAACTCCCCGGCCGCCTCTGCCCACTGCCTCCAGTCGGCAAAGAGCTCGGCGGTGAGCGCCTTGGCGTTGGGCTGGCGCACGCAGCACTCCTCGAGCCAGCGGCCCAGGGCGTCTTCTGCCTCGAAGTACTCATCTGTCGCATCCAGCACCGATTGGGGCTGGCGCAGACCCTCTTGCTGCCAGGCCAAGCAGCCCTGCACGCCCCAGCTGAAGATGCCGCTGGCCTCGAGCAGCAGCTTGGCTTGCAACTGCTTGTCGCGCTTGTCTGGCGGCACGGTGATCGTGAAGGGGATCAGGTGCAAGCGCCGGCGCATGGCCTCATCGATGTTGCGTATGGCCGGCTTGTGGTTGCCGGCGATCACCAGCTTGAACTGCGGCACGTAGGTAAAGAAGTCTTGGCGCATGAAGCGTGCGGACACCCGGTCGCCGCCGGTGATCTCCTTGATCTTCGACTCGTTCCAGCGCCGGCCCTGCTCGGTCTCGGTGGCGCCGACAAAGCGCGCACCGCGCAGCCCAGCCAGATCGGTGGGATGGCGGTCACCGCGTGTTTCCATGAAGGTGTCCATGGGCGCGTTGGCGGCGTAATCCCCAAGCAGGGTGAAGAGCGTGTTGACAAACACCGACTTGCCGTTGGCTCCGGTGCCGTAGAGGAAGAACAAGGCGTGCTCTTGGGTGGAGCCCGTCAGGCAGTAGCCAAACATCCGCTGCAAGTAGCGCTGCAGCTCGGCATCGCCACCGGTGACTTGCTCGAGGAAGCGCAGCCAAGTCGGGCAGCTGCTGCCCGGCACCAAGCTGGCCGCTGCGATCTTGGTCATCCGGTCGGCACGGTCGTGCGGGCGCATCCGACCGGTGCGCAGATCGACGACACCACCCGGCGTGTTGATCAGCCAAATATCGGCATCCCACTCATCGGTGGTGGCGGCGTGGCGGCGGTCGCTGCGGGCCAGCCGCTCCACCCCACCCACGGTGCTGCTGGCGGCGAGCTTGGCCGCCACTTTCATGCTGGCGGCGCGCACGGCCGCGTGGCGACAGACGTGGCGGATGAGATCGGTCGCCGCCAAGGTCTCCTCGGCGCGCCAGCGCTGCCCATCCCACATCAGCCATTTGCCCCAAGCGGCGATGTAGCGCCAGTCGCGCTGGTAGCGCCGGGTGAAGCTAACCGCCAGCGCGTCCTCGGTGCCCCAGACCGTGGCATCGTTGTGCCGCGCCTGGCTGCTGGGTTGCCCCGCGCAGCTGGGTTGCGCATCGTCTTGATCCAGCCCCTCTTGATCTGGCTCATCCGGATGACCTGAGGGCAGCGGGTCGTCGTCGAAGGGCTGCACCGCGATGCGCGGCCCGGTGGCGATGAAGCCCGCAACGTCAAAGCCCTCGGCCAAGGCGTCGGCTGCATCCCAGCCTTGCGGCTTCGCGTCTGGCGCCAGCAAGATGGCGCAGGAAGTGGCACCGGCCATGAGCACGGCTTGCGCGGCGGCCTCGGCGTAGCCAAAGCCGGGTTTGTCCCGATCTGGCCAGATGAGCACGGCTTTGCCGACCAGCGGACTCCAGTCGGTTTTGTCGACAGGCGCGTTGGCGCCGTGCATGGCGGTGGTGGCCACCAGACCCGCATCGATCAGGGCCTGTGCGCACTTCTCGCCCTCGACCAAGATCACCTGCTCGGCAGCAACGAGGCCCGGCTGGTGGTAGAGCGGGCGCGGCTCGGGTGGGGCCATTTTGCGGCGCTTGGCGTCCCAGGGGCGAAACGCCTTGCTACCCGGTGCCGGGTCGTAGCGGTAGACGCAGGCGATCAGGTTGCCGGCGGCATCAAGGTAGTCCCACTTGGCTGTGGCTGGGCCGAGTTCGTCCACTGGGGCTTGCGGCTTCTTGCGCTTCGGGGGATGGCTGGTGGCCCGCCCGAGCAGTTGCCCGGCGATCTCCAGCACCCGGGCAAAGTCCGCCTGGGTGTTGAGCCCGTGGTGGGCGGCGATCAGATCGAAGATGTCACCGCCTTCGCCTGTGGCGTGGTCGTGCCACAGGCCCGCCGTTTTACCCTTGAGCGACACCTCGAGGCTGTCGCCAGGGCTGCCCAGCACGTCGCCAACGCGGTACTGCTGGCCACGCTTCTTGCCAGCCGGCAGCAGCGTCGTCAGCACCGACTCCAGCCGCGCCAGCAGATCGGCACGGATGGCGTCGCGCTGTGCGTTGGGTTCGGCATCAGTGGGTTTGGCCGGCGGCTCGAGCGCATTGAAGTCAAGCATGGATCAGTCCTTCCTGTGGCTGCAGGGTGTGGGCGTGGCCGGCGGTGTCTGGCTCCAGCGGCGCCTTGATCGGCACCCGCACGGGCACGGTCTGCCAATGCGCCTGCTCGTCGGCCAGATAGCCGGCTTGGCGGGCGATGCGGCGCACGAAGTCCGGGTGCAAGCCCACCAGATCGCACCAGAGCGCGAGGTCGGCGCCGAGCACAAAGCGGCGCGCAGCGTTGCGCTGGCGTTTGTTGCTCAGGCTCAAGCAGTCGGCGATGGCGCTGCCGATCACCGCCACCACCAAGCGCGACTCGGGGCAGACGAGGAAGGTGTGGCGGTTGAGCACCTTCTCGATGACCTGCAAGCCCACCAGCGGCTTGGGCGGCTGCCAGCGCCGCACCCACTCGGTGCGGTAGGTCTTGCGTGCGCTGGCGCGCTTGGAAGCTGTGCTCATCACAGCCCTCCCCAGCAGCGCTGCGCATAGGGGCAGAACTTGCACTCGAAGTGGCTGGCCTCGGCAAAGGCGCGTGGCAAGAGATCCCCGGCTTGCGTGGCCTGGATCACCCGCACCGCGCGGTCTGACATCTTTTGCGCCAGCGCCGCATCGAAGGGCACGAGCTCGGTGTAGATCTCCATCGAGTCGGCATTCACCGCCGTGAAGATCGCCGGGTGCTCGTGCAGTCCAAGATAGGCTTGGTAGATCGCCACTTGCGCGGCGTAGATCGGCTTGGAGACCGCCAGCCCCTTTTTGACGAGGTCACTCCAGGACTTGTTGCCCAAGCACTTGCACTCCCACAGCGCCGGGTAGGCATAGCCCTCGGGGCCAGCGACGAACACGCCGTCGCAATGCCCTTGCAGCTTGCCCTCGGCCACCGAGAAGCCAAACTGCTGGCCGTCCTTGCCCTCGGTCTTGAGCATGAATCCCGCTGCGCGCAGCCAGCCGACCATGGCGTCTTCCATGCGGTGGCCGCGCTCGAAGATGCGCAGGATGCGACCCGAGAACCCCTTGTCCGCATCGACCGGCGCTTGGGCGCACTCGTACTGCAGTTGGCGCTCGCAACAAACCCCAAGGCGCGAGGCCCCGAGGTACTGCCGACGTGCCTGCTGCTGCTCGCGCGCCTGCAGCCCGGCATCGATCAAGGCCTCGAAGCGCTCGGCCAAGGTGGCGCTGGAGTTGAAGGCCAACATCACTGCACCCTCCCGCGCTTGAGCGGGCGCTGCGTCACGGGCGCACCCGTCTCCCATGGCAGGTCGCTCTCCAGGTCGGCAAAGGGTTGGGCCGGATCGTAGGTGCTCGTGGCCGAGGTGAGCGTGGCCGCTGGCTCGACGGCTGGAGACAGCGCTTGCGACGGTTGCGTCTCGTAGGGCTCCAAGCCGCGCAGCGGCGGGTACTTGCTCTGCTCGTGGTGCGCCACCATGGCCTGCGTCCAGCCGGTCACAATGGCCTCGATCACCTGCAAGGCCTCGGCCTCGCTGTAGTGCCCCAGCGCCTTGTCAAAGCCGATCTCGGCGGCGGCCTCGCCAAAGAACTTCAGGCAAGCGCGCAGCGCTGCGCGCTCGCATTCGGTGGCATCAACCATGTACACCTCCTCCTGCTTGGGGCCGGCTCTGAGCCAAGCGCGGTAGCGCGCATGAAACGCGTCTTGGCAGCGGCGTTTGCAAAACGCCCAGTCCAGCGGATAGCGCCGGGGATCGCCCAGCTTGAAGCGGGTGTCGCTGTGGCCGTAGCCGTGTGCCTGGCGGCTGCAGATCAGGCATTTCACGCCCCCTCCTGCAAGAGGGCGCGCACCAAGGCGTGGCGCTGCACCATTTGGGCTGGTCGACGATGAAGCATCACGGCCGCCCTCACTGTGCCCAGACGGGCTTGCCGCCCGGGACGCTGGGCGCTGGCGGGCGCGCAGCCGCTGCGGGCGCGCTGTGGTTGGGCCTAGCCGGCAAGGTGGCCAGTGCGGGCGTCGGCTGTGCACCCGGGTGGCCCGTGGGCGTTTGGCCCATGATCAAGGCGTAGTCTTTGTGATCGGGCTCGATGGCGCTCTTGATGGTGTTGCGCTCCTCGCCGCGGCTGTCTTTCTCGATGTCGATGCGCGCGGCGAACTCCAGACCGTCGAGTTCGGCAAAGCCGATGATGCGCCGCAGCGCTTGCGCCTGTGGGCTTTGGTCTGCGGGATGCACGTTGCGCGCAGAGTTGAGGGCGGCACGGATGAAGGTGCGGCCCATGTTGCCCCAAGTCGGCCCCTTGGCGCTGTGCAGGCCCACGTTCCACCAAATCTTGCGCTTGGCAAAGGGGCCTTGCAGCACCACGCCTTCGCACGCCAGATAGACCGCGCCGGTGTCGAAGCTTTGAGTCGCCCAGCCCCCCACCCAGCCTTGGCTGGGGTCATCAAAGCCCCCGGGCTTGATGCCCATGCGCACCCGCACCAGGGTGCCTTTGGGGATCAGGTCGAAGGATGGCTGCTGCTCGGCGCTGTTGAAGTCAAAGAAGCTCATGGTGGTTTACTCCGGGGAAGTTGGGGCGGTGGGGGCTGTAGTGGCGG